CAATCGAACAATTGAGAATGATTCGCATTGCACTGATGAGAACGATTCTCACTACCATTTACCCTACGCGATTGCCTGTCATCACCCGCTGCACATGGCGCATCCGTTCGTATGCATCGTGTGACAGGGGCATTGGTGCCGTGTGCCGTGCGATCTGCGGGCATTGTGCCGTATGCTAGGCCGTCGTGACATGCCTGTCAGCCAGCGAGAGGCACCCTTCCCTCCCCCCTCCCCATAGCCTATCGAGCGGGTGCAACCCAAAATTTTTCCTTACTTTTTTTAGTACCCTGGGTTTTAGGATATTTTTAAAAAAGGGTTTGGTGTTACGCTGCTTGCGATAAAAGAACCCCGTCCGTATATACGGGGATCTCTTAAAAAGAGAGTGGCACCTTGTTTATCTAGGCTGGCGGTGATCTGCCTGGATACTCTGGTTCCCGAAGTTAGCTTATTGATCCTGTCCAGGTAAGCTATGCTAGGAGAATTCTACCCATTAGCCACGTTTATCCTGCTTGGTATGCCACCTGCCGTGCAGAGGGCTGGACTATGGCCCCACGGAAGTAATCATACTACGACAAAAAAGTAGTTGCAATGGGTTTTATGGTGATATACACTTTTGATAAGCCGAAAGCTGATTGAACACTTCCTCCAGTGTTCGCCACCCATCAGTTAGTAGGCTTCTTTTATGGAGGATTTATGGCGTATGAGATGAAAGCTGGTTACGGCAGTGCGTTTACCAATGACCAGAAGAAAGAGGATTGGCACGCTGATCTCAGGGGTAAGATCATGCTGCCTGACGGTGCAGTGCATTTTCTGGATTTGTACAAGAAACAGGACAAGAATGGCAAGGATTGGTTCTCTGTAAGGGTTGGGAAGCTGGTGAATGGTCAGGCTCATCTGGCTCCTTCTGCCGGTGGGGTTAAGGAAATGAAAGACGATATCCCGTGGTAGATAAGTCTAAGACTGCTAATCCGCACAACATACCGTCTTTGGATGGATGGGGTGGGATTAGGAGCATTAGGCGTAGGTTGACCCGATCTGAGACTTTGATACAGAATCGTGAGGCTGTTAGTTATGCGCTACTTTCAATGGCTAACACAAAGATCACGGATATCATGGATTGGGACGAGGCTGGCAATGTACGGGTAAAGAGGGCCAGCGAGATACCTGAACACGCTCTACAAGCCATTAAGAGTATTAAGACAAAGGTGGACAGGGATGGCAACTCTACGCTGGAGATCGACCTGTACGATAAGGTAGGCGTCCTGCGGCTGCTGGCTAAGGCTAGTGGCCTGCTGGACAATCCAGAGGAAACAGAGAAGCCTAGTGTTATTGGTATCAATGTAAAGGCACCAGATATTACTGACGTTGAAAGCTGAAAGCGGATGCCGGTGTAAGTCGCCTGTTGGTGCGGCGGTGCAGCGAGTAGGCTAACTTTTTGGAGGAAGAATGAAGTTTTCTGAATACGCAGTTCTTGCGATGAAAACCAAGAAACCTGGCACTAGCGAATTTGACATGATGCACAGTGCGCTTGGCCTTTCTGGTGAAGTCGGTGAATTTGTGGACTGCATCAAAAAGAATGTTATCTATGGAAAAGAACTCGATAGGGCTAACGCTTACGAGGAATTGGGAGATATTCTCTGGTTTGTTGCTCTTGCTTGTCATTCGTTTAATTTTGATATGGGTGCAGTAGCCAGAGACAATATCGAAAAGCTGCAAAAGCGTTACCCTGAGAAGTATAGCGATGAAATGGCTAATGCTAGGCTAGACAAGAATGGCTAAGACTACAGAGAAGTCAAGCAAGGAGATAGGTAACGCCGGTCTTAATCTTGACTTTTCCAAGTCTCCGATCATTTGGGATTTCCTGAGTAACAATTCGTTTGTCCGTGGCCTGATGGGGCCGGTGGGTAGCGGCAAGTCTTATGCCTGCGCTGCCGAGATCATGATGCGTGCAGTCAAGCAGAAGCCATCTCCTATAGACGGAATACGCTACAGCAGATGGGCTATCGTCAGGAACAGCTATCCAATGCTGAGAACGACTACTCTCAAGACTTGGATGGATCTCTTTCCGGAGGCTACCTTTGGTCCGATACATTACACCCCTCCTATTACCCATCATATTCGCCTGCCTAGCAGGGATGGTGCTGCTGGTATTGATTGCGAGGTTATTTTCCTGGCTCTTGACCAGCCTAAAGACGTTCGTAAACTTCTTTCGCTGGAGTTGACAGGCGCATGGGTAAACGAGGCAAGGGAACTGCCAAAGGCTGTTATTGACGGCCTGACTCATCGCGTTGGACGCTATCCCACTAAGCGTGATGGCGGTGCCGTATGGTCTGGTATCTGGATGGATACCAACCCGATGGACGATGACCATTGGTGGTTTAAGCTGGCAGAGAAGGAAAAGCTGACCGGCAAGTTTGCATGGAAGTTCTTTAGACAGCCAGGTGGAGTGGTTGAAGTCAAGATCGAAGATCTGCCTGAGAATCCAGAGGCTAATGACCATATCCTGGCAAACAACAAGTGGTGGAAGATAAACCCTAAGGCAGAGAACATCAATAACCTGCCTGCCGGTTATTACATGCAGATGCTTGGCGGCAAGAACATAGACTGGATTCGCTGCTATGCAGGTGGTGAGTACACCTATGTGCAGGAAGGCAGACCTGTATGGCCGGAATACGATGATAACCTGATGTCAGGAGATGTCGAGGTAGATCCGAATGCGCCGATACAGGTAGGGCTGGACTTTGGTTTGACTCCTGCCGCAACCATAGGCCAGCGGCTGTCTAATGGCCGGTGGATCATCCTGCATGAGATCGTGACATTTGACATGGGATTGGAGCGTTTCGGGCAGCAACTACTGTCTGAACTCAATTCACTGTTCCCCAAGAATCAAGTGCTAATCTGGGGCGATCCTGCTGGTATGGCTAGAGATGCCATCTACGAGGTAACTGCGTTTGATTACCTGCGTACACTTGGGCTAAAGGCAAATCCTACTGCAAGCAATGATTTCAAGGTGCGACGGGAAGCTGCTGCCGCGCCAATGCAAAGGCTGATTAACGGTAAACCTGGCCTGATTATCAACCGGAACTGCAAGCTACTGCGTAAATCTCTGGCTGGCGGATATCATTTCAAGCGTGTAGCCATAGGTGCCGGACAGGAGAGATTCAAGGATTCACCAAACAAGAACGAACATTCACATATTGGTGACTCTTTTGGCTACCTGATGCTAGGCGGCGGTGAATATAATCGGATGACAAAGACCAGAAGTTACGGCGCAGCGCCTATCCAGGGTGCCGTTGCCAAGATGGACTTCGATGTATTCTCAACTAATTAGTTCAATTAATGACCTGATAAGCAATCATAATGGCGTAGTTATCCTGCCATTTGCAGAAGAGCATTTCGGTCAAATACAGATTTCACAATCTGAAATTATATCCGCTTCAGCATATATCGACATAAAAGCGATGGTATTGAAGCAGGATGCCATTGGTATTTCATTCACCGCTTTTATGTATGGCAACCCTGTAGCCATATTTGGCTGCGTACCTATCTGGCATGGCGTTGGGGAGATGTGGTCCATACTGGACAATAGATCCAAAAAGAACGCTATCTCATTGACTAAAATAGCTTTTAAAGTATTGTATGTCATAGAGCAATACTTAATGTTGCATAGATCGCAAATAACTGTTAAAAGCGCCGATAAGAAAGCTGTTAGATGGGCTATGGCTTTGGGGTTTAAGAATGAAGGCACTATGAAATCTTATGGACCTGACGGTTCTGATTTTTACATAATGGCGAGGACTGCAAAATGAGTGGAATTTTTGGTGGTGGTGGTGGAGATGGCGGCGCGGCTGCTGCTCTGGCTGAACAGCGGGCGCAGACCGAAGCGGAGCGTAAACGACTGCAAGAAGAGCAACGGACAAGTGCGGAACAGATGGCTGGCCGTCGCGCATCGAGGTTGCGTGGTGGTTCGAGGCTTCTGCTGTCTGAGGCGCGTCTGACGCCTGAGACTGGTATTACGGAAACTCTTGGTTCTACTCAAACCAAAGTATGAGGTAAATATGGAAGCCAAAGAAAAGATGCAGCGTAAGGTCAAGAAAGTCATGCGCGAGTATAAGTCTGGGAAACTCAAGTCTAGCAGCGGTCAGAAAGTAACCAGCCGAAAACAAGCAGTAGCTATCGCAATGTCAGAAGCTGGTATTGCAAAAAAATGATAGGAGAATGATATGGGATTTTCTTTAACGCCTGATTCCTGCGCTGGCAGCGCAACGGAAATTACTCCTGCTGATTCAGATCTTGATAACCAGATGCGCTCTCTCTATATCGGCGGCGGCGGAGATGTCAAAGTAACCACTGTGAATGGTCATGCGGTTACTTTTGTTGGTCTTGCTGCCGGAACAATCCTGCCAGTTAGTGTTAAGCGAGTTTGGTCAACCGGAACAACTGCTACCAATATCATTGGCCTTGATTAATCATGGCTAAGATCGGCACTTTTATTAATATCATGGTAGGCAAGATGCTACCTGGCCGAGAGGAAGAGGTGCAGAATCTTCTTCTTGAAAACGGGGAGCGTATGCTTACTGAAGATTATTTTTATTTGTTGCTTGAATAATGGCTATCACTTACGTCTATCGTGAATCCGAGAACCAGAAAACACAGCTTGTCGCTTTAACTCAAAAGGATAAAGATGGCAATCAGGTGCTTTCTGGTTCCGACTTTCCGGTAATCATAGTTAATACAAATCATCATAGGTTACATGAGGGCCGTGCTTTTGTTGCTGAACATCTGATTAATAATGGATCGACATTAGCTGATCAATCCACGATTGATTTTGTCTTTGCCTGTCCTCTTGGAATTTATCCTCATGTAACTTTATCTGGCTCATGCGGCGGTGATGCTGAACTTTTCTTTTTTGAGGGTACTGTTAGTACAGGAGGCACGCTGTACACACCAATCAGACGAAACAGATCAATAGTTGCTTCTAGCAATGTTGCTATGGTGTTGAATCCCACGATAAGTTCTGCCGGAACAACTCTTGTTTCTGATCTTATTGTAGGTGGTGGAAAGACGAAAACTGGTGGCGGAGAAAGATCTGGATTGGAGTTTGTCATGAATCCTTTGACAAATTATATGGCAAGGCTAAAAAATGTTTCTGGAGCGCCTCAGGTGGCGCATCTGGCAGTGGAATGGTATGAGTAAAAATCGCATAAAAGATCCTAAAGGCGGTTTGACTGCTTATGGTCGGGAGTATTTCAAGCGCAAGGAAGGTGCGAACCTAAAGCCTGGTGTGAAAGGCGCCGCTGATACTCCAGAGAAAATGCGTAGGAAAGGAAGTTTTCTTACCAGATTCTATACAAATCCTAGTGGTCCGCTAAAGAAAGAGAACGGAGAGCCGACTAGGCTTGCTTTGGCAGCAAGAGCATGGGGAGAACCAGCGCCTACCAATGCTGCTGCGGCAGCAAGACTTGCCGCAAAAGGCAGGGCATTACTAAAACGCTACGAAGCGAGGAAGAAAAATGGCTGAGATGATGAGACTGAAACCAGAAGATATCCTCAAGCGGCATGACATTGCCTTGCGTCGTAAGGATGATTTCCGTGATCTGTATGACGAGGCTTACGAGTTTGCATTGCCGCAGCGCAATCTGTATGACGGATATTGGGAAGGCAAGGTAGGCGGGTCAAAGAAGATGGCCCGCGTGTTCGATTCTACCGCCATCAATTCTACGCAACGCTTTGCCAATCGCCTGCAATCTGGCATTTTCCCTCCGCAGCGTGGCTGGTGCAGACTTGAACCTGGTCCCGATATTCCTTTTGATCGCAAGTCAGAGGCGCAGGCTGCACTTGATGTTTACACCGAGAAGCTGTTTGCTACGCTCAAGCAAAGTAACTTTGACATTGCTATGGGCGAGTTTCTCCTTGACTTAGCTGTCGGCACTGCTGTAATGATAGTACAGCCTGGTGACGATATCAACCCGATCAACTTTATTCCTGTCCCGCAATATCTGGTTGCATTTGAGGAAGGCGCAAACGGTCAGGTAGATAACGTATATCGCCGTATGCGACTGAAGGGCGAATCTATCCAGCAGCAATGGAAGGACGCAAAGATTGATGGCCGTCTTGCGGTTATGATCGAGCAGAAGCCTACAGAAGATATTGAACTGATAGAGGCTACTGTTTACGACATGAAGCGTGGTGATTATTGCTACCACGTTATCCACAAGGATACGAAGTCTGAACTGGTCTATCGTCGCATGGATTATTCGCCGTGGATTGTTAGCCGGTTTATGAAAGTTGCCGGTGAGATCTATGGCCGTGGTCCGCTGATTACCGCACTGCCTGACATCAAGACGCTGAACAAGACGCTGGAACTGCTGCTGAAGAATGCTTCGCTGGCAATCACTGGCGTATATACCGCTGCCGATGATGGTGTTTTGAACCCGAATACCGTTAAGATTGTTCCTGGTGCTATAATTCCAGTGGCGCGGAACGG